ACAAAATTGGACATCAACCATGCTAGAGCCGAACTTGACGCCAGACTCAAAGCCTAACTTGGCATACCAATCCACAACCGTGTCCCTGTCAATGGATATGGATGTGGCAACGACATTATCATCCCCCATGACCAACATTCTGACCTCTTCCGGATCAACAGAATCACGACCACCATTTGACAATATAAACATGACCAAGCAGAAATTGATAAGAGAGTTGAAAGATGAAGTCCACAAGTCTCCTGATCGCCGGCATCTGTTCATTTTTACCTTAATGGAATGGCCATCATCATCATAGGCGTAACCAATAACCTCGTCCCAATGATCAAGTACATCGCCAAAGTGGTCGGGGTGACCCCCAACCATATTCAGCAGAAACCATTTTTCTAGCTGCAGCATATAATTGGATAACGAACCATCCCAATTTGAAGCATCACTCATAAAGATATAAGGCATAGCGTCCATTTTGAGGGCGTAATCACCAACAGCTATTGGCGTAGAACCGGAGGTATAATAACACTCCGAATCACCAGACAACCGTTTAGCAATCATTTTCCCAACAGCTCTGAAGAACGGTCCCATGTTTACAACAAACCACTCAGATCGCGAAAAAATGATTCTGGCTTTAATGTTGTCATAATCTTTGCCAACATAAGCCTCATCCTTAACGAAAATCTTTGAACGTTGAACATCAGGGGTCCACTCCTTACCATACCATTCATCATACATCCGCTGAGCACGTTTCAGCCCATAACCATCTACCAAAAACTCCATAGTGTCATCAGAGTTAATCTCCGTGAAGAGGAAAGCTTCCAAAATCAGGTTTTTCGCATATTCGACAAATCGCTTGACCGTAGCGTCGTGAGTTTTTGGTTTTTTGCCCAAACGGTTGGTGTACGCACGCACAACTTGCTCCAGATTACGGGTTACAGCCGAAACTGGTTTACGGTAGATAGTGGATCCATAGCCATCAACATAATCATCAAGAATGCAATCATCAC